ATTCCAGATTAGGGAAAGTGAACGACCTTCCGGCAATGCTGTAGGAGATACCGCGAACACTTGCGGCGGTCAGGCACGTAACGGCAGCGGCGCGAATGTCCGCGAGTTCCGTTTGGTTTAATCCCACTAAAGTGCCTTGTGCTGCCATATTTACCCACAATACATATCATACGATACGTATGTCAAACGAAAGTATAGATTGCGACGAAATGTAAAAATAGGTTTGACGACCGCAATTTAGCGTTTAGGATGGCGACGATTTCAAGAAATCTCCTCTCTTACAGGAACGACTTTTTGCAAAACAATCCTCATCGCCTGGCTCATGTCAGCGTAGGAACAAAAGCCCGCCAAGTAAGAGATGGCGGGCTTTTTGTTTTGTTGATCATTGTCTTCCTCAACTCAAAAGAAGTCACCGCAAATCGAAAGAAGCGGGCAAAACTCGCTGGGGGCTTGTATGTCGGAGCGAGGATAAACTAAATCCGCAAGTCCTCCTTCTCACCTTTTTTCGGTTCTATCGAATGAGGGGAGGGGGAGTCTTGGGATAGGGGTGCTTTCCTAGGGTGACCAAGAGACAGTTCCTAAGCAGTAAATCAGAAATGACTCCAAAAATGAATTACCAAGATTATCTCAAAACCGATTATTGGAAGGCTGTAAGCGATGCGGTGAAGAAACGAGCCGATTACCGTTGCCAGCTTTGCAACTCGCAACATGATCTTTGCGCCCACCACCGGACATACGAGCACCGTGGACGCGAGATGGATCATCTTTCCGACATGACATGTCTTTGCCGCCGGTGCCACGAAATCTTCCACGGTAAGCAGTCACCGCAAACAAAACCGATTCAGGAAATTTCTAAAAAGAAACCTGTAATCATTCGAGATTTTGACCGTGAGATGCCAAAAATACCGGAAGGCTACGCGATTGTGCTCACCCAGGAACTGATCGCTCGATGCTTAACGAAACGTGGAGCATTCACAAACGCCACAATCAATGCGCTTGGCGTTAATTCCTTGGTCAAGGGATGGAACAAGCGACTCGTTGGAAAGATTGTTTCCACTGATGATTACCGGAAAGCACTGGAAGGACGTTTCATCATGGGGGATAAGCTGGTCCGCAATCAGCCGCCATCAGCCGCAGCTAGCGGAGGTTAGCGGAAACGAGAAACCCCGCCAGATTTCTCTAACGGGGTTCAAAAAGAAAGCCACCCCTTTCGGAGTGGCTTGCGTTTTAGGCGCTAAGCGCCTTGAATAGGAGGTAGATTTGCTGGTCCACCTTATCCCACTCAGTCCCGTATGGATGGAGCGCCTTTTTGACGGCTGTGAGTTTTTTGATTTCGGATTTGATTTGGCGGATTGTCATGGTGTCGAGTTGATTGGTTGGTTCTGATTGCCCCTCAGTATCGCACTGTAATTGTTGCGCGCAAATATTATTTCACTAATTCTTCAATTATTTTCAGATTGCCGGATTCAAATGCCTGTGAGAGCGCAAATCCCCTGTCAGTGATCCCGGCCCATGCCGCCACGGATTCGGGCAGGACGCAGATTTCGCCGTCGAATGTCCAAACTCCCAAGTAAGGCTTTTCCGCTGCGGTTGGTTTGTCGATTTGGCGCGGAGGCTGAATGTTTAGTGTGACTTCTGCAATCTCACAAAGCACACCGAGAACGCTGTAGGTGTCGCCATCGCGGAGATAAAAGCCGTTGCCGACTTTGTATTTCGGCAGCGCGGTTGAAAGCATTGTGAACGATTCAGCGGTCAAGCTTTTCGAGTGTTCCAGATTGCAACAATTGCCGCGATACTTTCCGCCTTGTCGGATTTCCTGATGGTCGTATACCATCGCTTAATCGTTGGGGCTGCCCCGCATTCAGTGTTGAAGCATCCAGCGATGACGTATTGGCTTCCGATCCATTGCGGGTCTTTCCCTTGGCGCAACTGAGCGTCTAAACCGCAAAACGGGCAGGGTTTGAGATTTGATGATGGCTGTATCTTTTTCATTTGTTATTCTGGTTCTGGTTGTGTTGGCTCTTGCTCCGGTTCTTGCGCCGGCCCCATCATCAGCAACCGCAGATTCGGGTCAAGCATGGCAGCAACTAAGCACATTTGATCACAGTCCAGCAAGTGATTATCACGCCCTTTCATCGTTGCCCACTCCCATTTTTTCAGCCCTGCCTTCGTGATGCTCTGCCGTTTAAACTCAGCGGAAGTGTGCTTCTGGTAATCGGTGGAAATGTTCTGTGCAACGGTCCATCGGTAATTCGACAATCCGGATTTAAGTCGGTGGTAGTAGTTCTTAATCGGCTGGTTGCACCACCAAAAGTAGCGAGCCTGCCTTAGCGGCCCCTCCTTGCCGATGTTTACGTGCCCGACCATGACCGTAGAAAACGGGTAATGTCGAATCACAGGCTTACCATTCCACATTTCGCGATGCGGGAAGCTTTCCTTGTTCGTCGTGTCGCCCCATAAGCCATACCAGCCATATCGGCACAAGACTTCCTGAACGGAAACGGTATCAAATCCGATGTCCACAAGTGTTCTCTGTGGCAAGACTCCGAGTTTAATCCGCAAATCCTCCAATTCCTCCCAAGTCTTGACTCTCCCCTCGGCAATGACGCGGCTTTCGCCTGGTGCAAATGATCGGCAGACATACCAGCGGTGAGCGCCTTCGCCTTTTGACGCTTTCCCGGCCTGGTTATCCACGGTGAGGAATCGAGTTATCTCGCCTTCGTGCGGATCTCCGAGTAGATATTGGCCCTTCATGCGCTCAAAGTCATGCGTTGATTCTTCCTCAGAAGGGGAGTCGTCCCAAGCCTGCGCTCGCCTCTTTTGAATGTAATCCTTCAATGGTTCAATCTGCCCGCATTTTGCAGCGTAGGAGGCTTTCAGCTTCTCCATGAGCAACTGATGCAAAGGGAAATAATGGACGGATTCCGCGCCAAGGTGGAAAGAACGGTGATTGTCTGGCGCATTTGGATTCCTCGCCTCGTATCGTCCTAGCCTCGATTGCTCCCTGCGTGAATCCTCATCGGTTGGCCAGTCCATGCCGCAAGTTTCGCAGTTGTAGCGGACTGTTGGTATGATTGCATTCCAGTTAAATTGGTTACCATCCTCGCCTACGGTTTCCTTTGTCCGGTCAAATCGCAATCGGTCCTTGTCGTCGTGCATCGCTTGGAATGCATCGCAATGCGGGCACGGAACAAGCCACTCCTCTTGCGTCCCGGCCATGAACGATGCGTCCGATTCGTCGCCAACGATGCCGCCCGTGGAGAGTGTGACGATGCGGGGATTCTTCACCCCCTCGCATCGCTTTTCAAATGCTGACATCATACCAGGCTTATACATGTGAGGCTCCTCCATGATCAGAGTCTTAACCCGTTTCGACTGCGCGGCGGACATGTTCGCTCCGACGCAGTAAAGCGACATGTGGGGGAAGACGATCTTGGAATTCCTAGCCTTGTGCCGGTCCGCGGGTAGCAGGTCGGAAAGAAAATCGTTATCCTTGATCATCGGATAAATCCGATCTTCCATCGCGTCCGCTCCATCAGGGTCTGATTGGTGGACGTAGTAGAGTAGCCCCGATTCAAACTTGACGCACCACGCGATGAGCATTTCCCCAATGAGAGACTTGGCGCAACCAGCAGGTCCACGGACGTCAACGCGGCGGATGGATGGGTCACTGACCGCTCGTAATGGCTCGATAAGCCACGGGGATTCCTCCGCGACATAGACAGGGTAGCGTGTGGAATAAGGCAAGCGCAATGTCCCGTCGAAATACTCTACCATGCTCCCGCCGAATTTCTCAGGAAGTAACTTTACCGCTAGGTTGTGGAGATATTGGGTTTCGGTCATTTGAACTTCACTGACAAAACGAATACAACAATCCCGATTAAAAGGCTGAACGGCAGGCAAACCCACCAAGGCGCCGCCATTGACATGAGCCAATAAGTGGCGGCAAACGGTGTCACGAACGATAGGATTATCAGCGTCAGCCCCAGCACCCATCCAAACCCGTTATTTGGTAATTGAATCATTTTCATAGCGCGTTCATTTCGTTGATTTCCACCTGCATCAAATCAATCAGCCCGCGAGCTAATGCCAGATGAATCTCAGCATTTTCAAGTGCTGCATCATAGATTGATTCCGCAAGTCGCTGGTCCTTCTCGTTCATACCACGGCGGGAAAGCTCTTTTTCGGCAATCCTGCGGTAATGGCGCGAAATCCTGAGAGCTTCGTTGATTGCTTTGTTCTCGGCTTTGATTTGGTTACTTGTCATATTATTTCGATTGGCTTTTGAGTTTGTTCATCTGC